AGAGGGAGAGACCTCTCGAAAGTCTTTTTTTCGCCGTGCAAAAGTGGCGAAAACACTAGGAAAACCGAAGATTCTGCGCGGCCGGCCGCGAATTCCCGATGCGGAAAAAAATCGGCGCGGCACGGCGCAACGGTGTCGGCTCACCAAACCGATCGCGACCCGTACGCCATCGCGTGCGAAAAAGCAGCAGACCCGCACCGCACCGACAAACTTCCCCGCGGTGGCCGATGCGTATACCAGGGATGTTCTCGCGGGGCGCGTCGTCGCGTGCAAGTGGACGCAGCTCGCGTGCCGGCGCTTTCAGCGGATGCGCCAGCGCCGCGACCTGACGTGGGCGCCAGCGGAGGTGCAGCGCGTCTGCGCCTTCGTCGAGCGACTGCCGCACGTCGAGGGCCGGTGGGCGACGCCGACGATCACGCTGGCGCCGTTTCAGGTGTTCATCCTCGCCGCGGTCTACGGGTTCCGGAGGGTCGACGGCTCGCGGCTCGTCGCGACCGTGTTTTTTCAGGTCGCGCGCAAGAGTGCGAAATCGACCCTGGTGGCGGCCTGCGCGCTCTATCACCTGGTCGAGGAGCGCGAGCCGGGCGGGCAAGTCGTCTGCGGCGCGAGTACCGGCAGCCAGGCGCGGATCGTCTTCGGCATCATGCAGCGGATGATCCGGCGCGCGGGCTGGTTACGGCAGCGTGGCCTGCAGGTGTTCGCCAATGCCATCACGTTCGATCCGACGCACGGTAACGCGAAACCGATCAACGCGAAGAGCTCGACGCAGGACGGCCTCAACCCGTCATTCATCAGCCTGGACGAATCCCACGCGCAGGACTTCACCCTGCATGACGTGCTGAAGAGCGCGCAGGGGTCGCGCGTGTCGCCAATGCTGATGGCGCCGACGACCGCGGGCTACTCGCTCACGTCGGTCGGCTATGCACTGCGGGGGACCGCGATGAAAGTGCTCGAGGGGGTGCTCGAGGCCGACCACCTGTTCTGCGTGCTCTACGAGCTCGACGAGGGCGACGACTGGCGCGACGAGGCGACGTGGGTCAAGAGCGCGCCGATGATCGGCACGACGCCGACGCTCGACTACGTGCGCCGGTATCGCGACGACGCGGTCGCGACGCCCGGAATGCAAGGCGAGTTCGAGGTCAAGATCGCGAACCGCTGGCTGCATTCGGCGACGACCTGGCTGCCGATCGCGGCGTGGCAGCGCTGCGCGGACCCGACGCTGACGCTCGACAGCTTCGAGCACGAACCCTGCTGGATTGGCGTCGACCTGGCGGAACGTGACGACATCGCCGCGGTGGCGCTGGTGTTTCGGCGCGGACCGCTGGTCTATGTGTTCGTGCGCGGCTACCTGCCGGCGCTGGTGGTGCGCGAGCGCGCCCAGGCGGTGCCGGCGTACCGGCAGTGGGTCGCTGACGGCGAGCTCGTGGTCACCGACGGCAACATGACCGACTATCCGACGATCGAGGCCGACCTGCGCGCCGATTGCGAGCGGTTCGACGTCAAGGACATCGTGATCGAGCGGTACGGCGCGCTCAACCTGGCCGCGAACCTGACGACCAGCGGCCTGCCGGCCTACATCGAAAGCAAGAACGCGAAGACGTTCACGCCGCCGGCGAAAGAGCTCGAGGTGCGGGTCAAGACGCAGACGATCCGGCACACGGGATCGTCGTTTCTCACCTGGCAGGTCTCGAACGCCTGCGCCGAACGGCGGCGCGACGGGTCGCTACTGCCGACGAAGGACGCCTCGAACAGCCCGAACAAAATCGACGCGATGGACGCGATCCTGCTGGCGCTGTCGCGGCTGCTGGTGATGAGCACGGCGGAGGCGCCAGCCTACGGGATTTACGTGTTCGGCGGGGCGCCGTGAACCCCCGACGCAAGCCGGGCCGGCCGCCGCTCGACCCGACCGACCCGTCGGTCGATGTCTACTTCCGGCTCCCGTCGAAGGAATACGCCGCGCTGTGGAAACGGGCGGCGCAGGCCCGGTGCACGGTGCCCGAACACATCCGGCGCCTGCTGACCGGACGCCGGTATTTACCCCAGTAAATTCACGCCGCGTGCCGGGGCGGTCGCATACTGCCGGGCCAATGCTCACGAGGGCCTGGTCGACGCTCGACATCAAGTCGTTCGACGCCGACGCGCGCGAGATCGACGGCATCGCGTCGACGCCGACGACCGATCGCCGCGGCGACATCGTCGAGTCGAGCGGCGCGCAGTTCACGCTGCCGATCCCGTTGCTCTGGCAACACGACCCCAGCCAACCCGTCGGGGAAGTCTTCGCGGCCTCCGTCACGCCGGCGGGGATTGCCATCAAGGCCCGGTTTACCAAGGTCGAGGAACCCGGCGCGCTGCGCGACCGGCTCGACGAAGCGTGGCAATCCGTCAAGGCGAAGCTGGTCCGCGGCCTGTCGATCGGGTTCAAGCCGCTCGACCTGGTCCCGATCAAGAAGGGCGACCCGTTCGGCGGGTTCCACATCAAGCGGTGGCTGTGGGCCGAACTGTCGGCCGTCACTCTCCCGATCAATACCGACGCCACGATTTTCAACATCAAAGCCGCGTGCGGCCACAAGGACCGACCTGCTATGCACACCTACGCCGAACAGATCACCGCGCTCGAGACCAGCCGCGCCGCGGCGCTGGCGACCATGTCTGACCTGATGGCCAATTCCGCCGCCACCGGCGTCACGCTCGACCCGGGCCAGGCCGAGTCGTACGACGCGCAGTCGTTGCGGGTGAAGTCGATCGACGCCGACCTGACGCGCGTGCGCGAGCTCGAGTCGTTCAACATCACGCGGGCCACCCCGGTGCCGGCGCCCCCGACGCCGCGGCCGGCGGTCATCCAGGTGCGCGCCAACGTGCCGAAGGGCACGGCCTTCGTACGCGCGGCCTGCGCGAAGCTGGTCTGCAACGGGAATATCTACGAAGCCGCGCAGTACGCCGCGCAGCGGTGGAACGATTCGACCCCGGAAGTCGCGCTCTACCTGAAAGCCGCCATCGCGCCCGGCACGACGACCGACGCGACGTGGGCGGCGCCGCTGGTCAACCAGAACATCGCCGCCGACTTCCTCGAGCTGCTGCGCCCGGCGACCATCGTCGGCCGTATCCCGGGCCTGCGCGACGTGCCGTTCAACACGAAAGTGCCGGCGCAGACCGCCGGCGGCACCTACTCCTGGGTCGGGGAGATGAAGCCGAAGCCGGTCAGCAAGCTCGCATTTGCGAGCGAGACCGTCGGGGTCAACAAGGTCGCCGGGATCATCGTGCTCACCGAGGAGCTCGTCCGGCTGTCGAACCCCAAGGCCGAGGACGTCGTGCGCGGCGACATGATCGCCGGGATCGCGCAGTTCATCGACCAGCAGTTCATCGACCCGGCGGTCGCCGCGGTGGCGGGCATCAATCCGGCGTCGATCACCAACGGGGCGCCGACGGCGGCGGCGACGGCCAATCCGATCGCCGACATCATGGGCCTGATCAACCATTTCGCGACGAACAACATCCCCGTCGACGGCCTGACCTTCGTCCTGTCGCCGGCCAATGCGCTGGCGCTGTCGTTCCGCACCAACCTGGACGGCTCCGCGGAATTCCCCGGCATCGGGATCGGCGGCGGCACCTACCGCGGCATGACGTTCATCACCAGTAATTCCGCGACGACCAACGTGGTCGCGCTGCAGCCGGCGCTGGTGCTGTTTGCCGACGAGGGCGGGGTCACCATCGACGCGAGCCGGGAAGCCTCGCTGCAGATGGACAGCGCGCCGGCCTCGCCCGCGGATGCGACCACGGTGCTGGTCTCGCTGTGGCAGAACAACTGCGTCGGCCTGCGCGCGGAGCGGTTCATCTCGTGGAAGCGCGTCGGGACCAATTCGGTCAAGTACCTCACCGCCGCGGCCTGGCCGGCGCCGTCCAGTGGGAGCACCGTCACGGTGCAGAACGCGCGCGGCAAAGCCGAGTAGCCGCGTGAAGCTGTTCGGCTTCGACATCACCCGGGCGCGGTCGGTGCCCGTGCCCGGGGCGCCGGTGCCCGGGACGGGTGGCTGGCTGTCGGTCGTGCGCGAGCCGTACACCGGCGCCTGGCAGCAGAACGCCGAGATCGCCGCGCCGTCGGTGCTGGCCTACTCCGCGGTCTACGCG